TTATTCTGCAAGATAATTAAATATTTTGTCTGTAATTAGTGAATATGAGGCATCTGTCGAGCACCATCTAATTGTTGCATCTGCTATAAACGGATTCTTAGAAAAAATCGCCCTAGAATTTCCTTTAATGATTAATTCTGGATGAGTAGATTCATCTTCAGTTGGCCATCTGACACAAAGTTTATACGGATCAAATTTACCATGAATTGCGCTCGATCCAGCTTGGTGATATCTTTCAGCACGTAAATCTGTTTTTGATTTGCGCATTCTTTCTTTTTTTGATGAAGCCGTCGATGTTATAAATTCCATCTCTACAACATAGCCTTCATCTTCAGCGTCGTAAATTTTTCGAATTAGAGGGAATAGATTAATCGAATTTTTTAATGACTGAAAATTATTGCCGTCTTCAATTACCCCAATCATTCCCCTATGGGTATAGGTGTATGTATCATTAATGTCTTTCGGAGAGTCCGCGCGTAATTCTATAATGCCTTCGCTATAAGGAACCCAAGAAACGTCAAAAAATTGCCGTACGCCATGTCGAATATATATTATTTCATCTATTTCACCGACATGTTCTCTGATTGCATCAGGAATTTCGCTTGTTCTCTCGCGATACTCTATATATTTTTTTGACCCATAAACAAGATATCTGCCACTATTTTCTTCTATGATCTCTAATAAGTTGAGGCCGGGTTTGATCGTCTTTAACTCGTCTTCGTCTACAACGTATGGATAGCTCTCTGTAAAAGCATTTTTTTGTATTACTATTTTGTCTATACTTTTATTAATATTTTCAATATCTTCTTTATTTACATTGTAAAATTTTATATTTTTCTCGCCGTATAGAATATGTTTTTTGTATTCATTCAAACAATCACTTTCAATATTTCTAAAATCCTCTCCATCTTTTTTTAAATTGCTTATCTTGTCGATTGTTTTATCCCATCCTTGTCCTACAGGGATTCCTACTCGAGACATGATATCTGAAGCTACTGTCCAAGGCATTCTGTACTGCATACTTTCATATAAATTCATGTGATACCTCTTATAGCAAATGTCGGACTCGTATCTTTTACTGCTCTACCTGACAATCGACTCAATATTCTATGCAAATTTGCCTACAAACATGAAATCCGTGGAGGCGAGGGTCAGATCTTGAATCTTGAATTTTTGTAAAAATATAATTCGCAATCATCATATTTCTTTCTGGCACTCATAACAAAACGCCTTCCCCCCAAACTTCTCCTTATTGTTCCAACAAAACCGCGCCACATTATCCGTGATCGCATTTCTGCACTTGAAACAGTAATACTTCTTATCCCCTTGCTCCGCATTCCCGTTGCTTCTGTCGATCACGCTCTGAATCGGGTCATGCTCGGGCTTGATGCCGAATTTCTTCCGGTAATCTATGGAGGCGCTGGAGTGGTATGATTGCAGGGACTGCGCGAAATCGGTCACAGTCTTGATCTTGGACATGTTTCCTATGATTGCCAGATCCTGGAATGGGCTCATCTTGTCGACAATGTCGTCTATTTTTGTCCGCAACGTGTCGGCCTTGATCACCATGTCGGTGTCGAACTTCTTCCTGTCCGGTCTGTGGATCACGGACTTTGGGGACATGAGGACCAGGCTTTTGTAGCGGGGGATGATAGGGATGCCGATTCTGCTTGGGACGAGGCAGCGTGCGGAGATGAATTTTTCCAGCAGAAAGATGTGGCGCTTGTTCTGTTCGATGGGCGACGGGATGCCGAAGGAGCGGGAGCCGCTTTTGAGGGTGAATTCTCCGCTGTCGTTGATAGCCACTTCGTAGGAGAAATTCTTTGATTCGATGACGTAGATTTCGAAGAGGCGGTTGATCAGCAGGTGGTCGATCTGGGCTACGCTGCCCTCGTGCTCGATCCGCAGGTCATGGATCACGCACCAGTTGTCGGATTTGCCGAAATAGAAGTTGATGTAATAGGCGCAATCTTCTTCCCCGGCGATTCCGGCCTTCATGGCCCTCAACTCGCGCTCGATGAGAAAGTGCTTGCCTGAACCGTCGGCCTGCTTCAGCAGCGCATCGAGTTCTGCAATATCCTGATCTTTCGGGTCTCGATTCTTGATGATCATTGTCGGTTTTCGGTTTGCAACGAACGGAATATCTTAAACAAAAATATATATTCAATTTAAATCAATTGTTTCTTCATCTTCTGTAATATCAAATTGTTTTTCTTTTTTAAAATTATTTCCGATTATTATTGCTGTGTATAGCCCTTTTTCTATGGCTACATTTTCAAGATTGTGAGGAGATATGTTTCTCATCATAACTATCTTATTTGTTTTTCTTTCTTTTATTATGATTGATACGTTTTGAAATGATGAAAACAGGACGTTGCTTAACTCTCCTGTTGTATTTCTTTTTGATGGATATGATTTTTGCTTATACTCTTTGTCTTGTGTGGATTTGATTGGCTGTTCGAAATTTTGATTATTTGAAAATGTCTCGCTTTTGTAATTTGAATTTAAATTTTGATTGCTGATTGTTTCGTCTATTTTGTTGCCAATAATATCAATTTTTTCAATATTCCATATTCTTGATTTTGGATAATATTTAAATTGACTTTCAAAAAGTTCGCCTTTGCCTGAATAGTTCTGAAGTGATGTTTCTGCCCATCCTCTATATCCATTGTCATTAGATACTAAGATGCGTATCTTCAAGTAATCTGCCCACTTGCCACCTTGAATTCTTCCGCTCACATGTACCGTATTCAACTTATGGAGGACGTTTACATTTGAAAGATGGTAGCCGTTTACGCTCCAAACTCCCTCGGCTTGAACGTCATTGGTCCAAGCTGTCAGGCAGACCAGGAACAACATTATCAGTTTCACTTTAGAGCATCCTTTATGGACGAACTTCCCGTTGAATCAGTGTTCAGAGAAAAATGGTGCAAGTCTGCTTTTGACTTTGCTACATTATCATTCTTATTTAATTGATTTTTTTCTTCAATTCGATTCAATCGCCACCACTTTCCACCACTTTGCCCTTTCCCAAGCCGTGAACTTCGCCTCGAACAGTTCCCCCTTGCCGCAGTAATTCCTGACCATGGTGTACGTCCTGTACGTCTTTCCCTCGTCGTTTGAGACGTACAGTCCGATCTGGAGAGGATTCTTGATCGGTCCGTTGCTGACCCGGCCGCTGACCGTGACTTCTTTTCCCTTTTGCATGGCGTTCACGTTCGTGAAGACATGGCCGTTGACATGCCACGGGCCTTCGGACCAGGCGCGGGGCGTCCAGAGTGCTACAAAGACGAGGGCGAGAAGTGCGTATTTCATTGTGCAGGTCGGTGTGCGTCCTGTTACGGGGTAACGCCAAGCATTCGGTTGATTGGGCTATGGACGGGTAGCAATATTTGTTGAGTTGATCAAGGGGGGATGATTGTAAGACATGAATCGTGAGCAGTATTATTTTCCTGATTGTGTAGCACTGATAAGTTAGTAGCGATATGAAAAATTTGCCCGGACGCTTCTTCGGGTTTTGTCCTGTGCAGCACATGCGTATGATTTTGTCATACACGTTGACGGTCGGCTTTTTTCAAAATTGTGTCGCGTCACTGCGAACGACCGGCTTCGTATCGATTCGAGAGGGAGGGTTGAAATCGAGGGAGATCGGACTGGGCGACAGGCAAAACAAAAGCGGCTGGCAGGTCCGGTTGGGCGCCGCAAGCCGCTGATTTGTCTGGTGCCCGCACCATGACTCGAACATGGGCAAACCAGAATGAGGAGGCGTTGAGGATGCCGAGGATCGGCTAGGCACCGACCGGATTATGCCGGATTATGACCGATTTTCTTTGGAAAGGTGGTGTTCCAGGTGCGTAAGTCTTTCAAAAATACCAAAGTTATCCGGGCAATGCTGTGCCGATTCTCAAGTTGATGAGTTCTTGAATGAAATTACTCACTCACGTTGATTTTATTTGAAAATATTTCAATTTTGAATAGGTGGTATTTCTGTATTTATTGTATCTTGACTCTCAATCTGTTCGTTGTTTTCTGCTGGCACTCCAGCTTTTTGCATCCGCTTCTCTTCTTTTTTTTTCTTTTTTGCACTTTCTCTCTGACGCTTTTCAAAAGCGTAATTTTGTTTTGCCACGCGCAATCTCCTTTACAATTTCGTTCTGTATTGAATAAATTAGGTTCTTCTGTCAGAAAGTTGCTACAAACATACTTTCAATCCAGGATTCTGGTAATTGAGTTCGAGCATATTCCAGCCGGTAGAGTCCAAAAAAAAACCCGTCAGTAACGGGCTTCCAGTGCTACCGGGCGAATTCAACTAATAACGGGAGCGGTTGGCAGGACGGCTCTCACGAGGCTGAGCCTCATTGACCTTCAAGTTGCGTCCCTCAACCTCAGTGCCATTCAGTTCGCTGATGGCTTTAGCGGCGCCTGCGTCGTCCATTTCAACAAACCCAAAGCCACGGGAACGACCGGTTTCGCGATCTTCGATGACATGTGCGGATGTCACCGTGCCATAAGGGGTGAACATGTTCTTCAGATCAGCGTCAGAAGTAGACCAGGACAAATTTCCAACATAAATGTTCTTAGACAAAGGAATAACTCCTAAATAAAAAGAGAGAAAAATTCGATATTCAGATGAAAACAGTTGCACCTGAATGGGATAAAACATTTTGTTTTTTTATCCACGAACCTAATATAATATTCATAATTTTTGACATGTCAAATACATTTTTTATAATTCGAAGGAAATTATTTTTATCGATAACGATCATGATTTTAACGTTAAAGTATTATTTAGATTGTTTTGAAAAATAACAAACCTGGAAGATTCATATATACAATGCTTTATCAGAAACTTGCATAATGTTATATGATCACTGTGAAATTATTGTCTTTCATGAATCTGTTTTTTATTATTAGTGTGTATCGAGTTTTTAAAAATATTATCTTGGATAACACTGATGTTCAAAAAACAAAAAAGATCCGACTAATATGTAACTAGCCGGATCTTTTGTTGATCTGGTGCCCCCACCATGACTCGAACATGGGCAAACCAGGATTAGGAATACGACGCCTCGCGAATTTACGCCTTGGCGTTGCATGTCAAAGCTATTTGTATTAAGGGCTTGCGTGCCGTCCGCGTTTGCGTCGCTTTGCGAATCATGAACGCACTGGGGGACAGGCGGGGGACAAATATGGGCTGGATCTTGAGCAAGCACGAGGGCGTCCGCTACCGCGAACACCCGACACGAAAGCACGGCCGCGGCAAGGATAAATACGTCGTTATCCGCTACCGAGTCAATGGCAAACGCGTTGACGAGGTCCTTGGATGGACGAGCCAGGGGGCCAGTCTGGACAGGGCCAACGAGATCCTGTGCGTCCTGCGGCAGAATCACAAGACTGGCACCGGGCCTCAGACCATGGCCGAGATGCGCGCCATGCTGCAGAAGGCCAGGGAGGCGGCCGCCGCGGACAGCGGCCTCCCTCGAACCGTCGGAGACCTGCACGCTGCGTACATCCAATGGGCTGAAGGGAACAAGAAGTCCTGGGAAGACGACGACCGAATCTTCTGGACGCGGATCGCCGGCCTGCGCGCCGTGCAGCTCGCCGACATCACGCCGGCGATGATCGAAAAGCACCGTGCCATGCTGGCCAAGGAGTACGCCCCGGCCAGCGTCAAGCACGCCCTGGGCCTCCTGCGGCGCATGATGAACTGGGCGGCAGGGCACTTCGGCGAGGCATGGCGCAAGCGCTATCCCATGAACCCCATGGCCGAAATCAAGATGCCCAAGCTCTCCAACCGCCGGCTTGGCTTCCTGGGCGTCGACGAGATCCACGCGCTCCTGGCCTGGTGTTCCGAGAACGACCCGGCCATGCACGACGTGATCATGCTCGGCGTGTTGACCGGCATGCGGCGCGACGAGATGAGCTATCTGCAGGTCGGGCATGTCGATCTTTCGTCCATGATCATCAACATCGTGGATCCCAAGAGCGGGGAGCTGCTTGAGACCGTGGCCATCCCGGACAAGCTGGAGCCCATGCTGCGAGCCAGGACGGAGGATCGAAAGCGGGTCGACTTCATCTTCCCTTCCGCGAAGACCGGCCTGCGCATGACCAACATGAGCGTGCGTTTTGGGAAGGCTGCGGACGCCGTCGGGCTCAACGACGACCTGGTCGACGAGCGGTACCGCGTGACCCTGCACAGCCTGCGCCATACGTTCTGCAGCCACAGCTTCCGCGCGGACATCGACGCCAACACCATCAAGGAGATGGCGCGGCACAAGTCCTTCGACATGACCCTCAGATACTCGCATCTGTCCCCCCGCGCCCGGCACGCCGCGGCAAATCGGCTGGCAGAATTCTTGGACTCAGAGAGCGATCTCGACTGATTTTCTTGATCTGCGCGACCATCTCACTCGACTCGCTGATGTCGGCATAGCCACGATCCGCGAGCCATGTGATCAGCTCTGCGGTAGGGTAGACAACCCGATCCGAGACGCGCACAGCCCCCTTGGGGCCTTTGCCAAGGCTGTCGGCTTTGGCCAGAGTATTCACTGCAATGATGCCGCCAAGAAACCAGCGCACGTCCTGCCTGGCGATGTACGGCGGGAGCTTTGCGGCCCAGCCTTCGATGAATTCCTGCCTGGTCATGCTGCCTGCCCCCCGATCTGAAGTTTGATGATCTGCTCGGCCAGATCCTTGCGCTCGGCCTCGTCGCCATCGACCAGCACCTTGCTGGCGAGCTGCAGGACGCCTTCGAGCTTGGCGATGCGCACCTGGTCGGCCTTGGCCTGGTCGTCATACTCGCGGATCTTGCGGGCATGGCTGTGGTCCTGCTTAAGCAGGGACATCGCCCTGTTCTGGACCATGTTGTGGGCGCATTCCTTAATACCCGGAACGACCTCGTTCGGGGCCAGAACTACCAGTTCTCCGGGTTCCATCGTGTTCTCAAGACAGCTCATGCTTCACCCCTTCTTGTTTCTGCTCCCAGTCCACCAGGTAGCCGGCCCCGCTTACGGGCCGCATGGGGACGTTGACGACGTTCCGCAGATTGTTGTTCTCGACCATCGACAGCATCAGCTTGCTGTTGAGCCTCATATTCAAGCCTCGCAGCACCTTGTTGGCCGATTCGAGCTGTTCGACCCGGCGCTGCAACTCAGCACATTTATGACACATCACTTGTCTCCCCAGCGGCTGTCCTCGCCGGACGCGATGCTCAAGCATGCCCACAGGCTGCCGACCACGACCAGCAGGACCGCGATGACGGAAAAGATGAGGGCTACCACGGTCTGTTCCTGATGAGCGCCCATACGCCCAGGGCCGTGACGACGACGATGCCTGTGACGACAAGACCCGTGCTCATGCCGCGCACCGCCGGACGAAATCCTGACCGTCAAGGATGAGATCCGAGACCGCTTCCGACGCCGGCCCTCCGACCTCCTCGATGCTGTCCCCGAACTCGCGCATGAACATGGCCACGAAGGCGGCCAGGGAATCGGCGAGCCACTTCCAGGCCTTGCGCCTGCCAGCCGGGAGCAGGCGCAGCGTGTCGTCGATGGTGCGCGAGCAGACCAGCATGTACTGGCCGTATTCCTCCACGCCCCAGCTGCGCGGCCACGTGGACTCCACCACGGCCTGGACGCGGCCCATGACGCGCTCGTGCTCGCGGTAGAAGCCCGCGCCGATGGTCTGCATCTCGACCACGCCCCAGGCCTCCTTTGCCCATTTGCACACGCGTTCATACTGCTCGCGCTCACGCGCCGACGACCACTGCACCGACCCGCCCTCGACGCCCTTGCCCAGGTTCTCCATGGCCACATCCACCATGGCCAGGGCAGAGGCGCAGATCCGGTTGCGGATGCCGATGGCTTTGCGCCTGTCGCGCTCGGCCCGGGTCATGACGCGGCCAGCCCGCGCAGGACATTGCCCGGAAGATATCCAGAGGCCACTCTCATGGCCTTGTGGCAGCGCTCAACAGTAGCCAGAAGCCTGGCCACGACGGCAGGGTCAACGAAAGTGTTGGGGTTGACGGCCAACCGCTTACGCAGGGTGCGAAGTTCGATGTCGGACATGATTTTGATGTCTTGGCTCATGCCCCAAACCCCTCAATTTTCAGGGACTGGATGCGACAATCCACCTTCATCTCCGCCTTGATGCCAAACTCACCCGAGCAGTTGGGGCATGTCCTTATCTCGCTCATACCTGTTGCCTCGTTGAAAAAGTTCGCGTCTTCAGACTTGAGCCGTGACGTGTACTCACAATACGGGCACTCGACACGAGGCATTTCGATCTGGACATACGCTCTCATGCCGCACCCCCGACCCGCACCAGGTCGCGGGGGGACTGACCGCCGAGCCAGCCGTGGCGGGCAAGGGAGGAGGTCACGCGGCTTATGGCCTGGGCTCTGTCTGCCTGGCCGAGGATGATGCCGATGGTCATGCCGCCGATCTGGACGGGGACCACGTTCTTGACTTTTTCGGATCGTGCTCGCATTATCTTGTCTCCTGATTTGTGGATCAGTTCCGTCGAGGCCCTGGGTGTTCCAGCATCCGGGGCCAACTTGTTCACAGCCCCTGCTGAACCATGGGAACGAAGCTGACGTTGACCGCCTCGTGGCGGTTCAGGGCCGGCCTTTCGAAGTATTCCTCTTCGATCTTCACGACCGCGACGTCCTGGTCGATCACCAAGGCCGCCTCAAAGTCTCCTGCCGCCTGACGGCTCCACAGGCTCTCCATGTCGTCGCTTTCGTCGGTGACTAGACCGAGGATCTGTCGGAGCAACTCCCGCTCCGTCTCCTCGGCCTGTGCCAGACGCATCTTGGTGACCGCGATCTCGCCGCGGACCTTGGCCAGATCCTTGACCATCCCCTCGATTTTACCGGCCATGGCGCGCCACCTTCTTCATAGCCTGATAGGCCGCACGGCGGCCCGTGTTCTTGAAGCAACCTTGCCCTTGAACGCGAACGTACTGCCGCTCCCTGGGGCTGAAATCCTCGCCGTGGATGGCCCGGCGCAGCCGTTTTGCTACCTTACCCCTCATGACGTTCTCCTTTTTTAGATGTGCGCCGAAAGCCCCTGCAGGATCTGCTGGGCGGTGCTGACGATGTCCATGAGCGCCTTGTTCATGCGCAGGGCCTCCACGCGCTCGATCTTGCCGTCCCGGACGGCCTCGGAAGCGGAGATTGCGGCCTGGCCGAAGTCGGCGGAAAAATCGAAAAACAACCTGACAAGCTGATCGGGCGTGATGGCCGGCACGTCGTACAGCAGGGCGCCGTCGTTGGCGCGGGCGATGAGCCACTGGACAATCGGATGGTCTTCCGCAGGCCCTCCGCACAGAGTCATGACGATGAGCTCGCAGAGGTCGTCCATGTTTGGCAGGTGCGGGTCCTTGGACGACACCCACCTGTCCACCGTGCCGCGAGACCATTCCTGCGCCTTCTCGACTTCCCGGCGCTTGACCCCGGACGTCTGGATGGCCATCCACAAGACTGATGCGGCGTCCATTTTCTTGAGTTGCTCGGCATCCATCACAAACCCCCTGTGATTTTTCCTTGCCATTCTCACGTAACCCCCAAAATTTTATATAAAAAAACCGCGCACCGAGAGTAAGCTCGAAATGCGCGGTTTAAATTTGGATCTGCACACCCTCCTGGGCAGCCAGGATAATTCCGGCCAACGCACGGGGGCAGCTTGGAAGCGGGATTAGATTTTCAGGGACGGACGCGGCCCTTAACGCCTCTCGCATTGGCTCAGAGGCTACGCCTGCATGGATTGCCCTAGATAACGTGCTGTGTTCGACGCCGGCTCGCTTGGCAACTTCGCGAATAGAGTCCTTGTTCTTCGAGAGCCACTTCACCCATCGGTTGCGAAGGATTCCATTTTTTTGTACTGTCTGGCTCATTTTTATTGACCTTTTTGTTGTGTTCTCGGGCACCAGTTTTTCCAAGTGCCGTTGAGAAGCGTTTTTATCCTCAAAAGAGGATAATGGTCAACATCAAAAGAGGATATGATGAGGCTTTTTACTAAAAATTGGACCCAACGACATAAAATGGTTTACGATTATTTTTGCAGCATAGCTGACTCAAAAGGGGTCAAGCCAACCAACGAAGGCTTTTGCAGGCTACTGAGAATTTCCAGGGGGAAACTGCAAAAATGGACTCTCGGGCAGTGGCCAAGCGCAGAAGATCTTGAAACCATTCATGATGAGTTCGGATTTTCTTACCGATGGCTCATAACCGGGGAAGACGATCCTTTTGAAGAGGCATGTCCAAGATGTGAGGCCCTCTCCGGCAAAGGCCCTAGGGGCAACTTAATCGAGTCTGATGTGTCCGACCTAGCCAACGAAGTAAAAAGCCTGAAACTTGAGTTGGCAGATAAAATTCTAGAATCTGCAAGACTGAAAGAGCACGTTGCGTCCATAAAAAGTGACATATCCAAATCAATTCAGGTGCATGGGGCGCATATCTGTGCAGACGCCGCTTTAATCCGTGAAATGCAACATGCCGTACACAACTACGAGAGCGTGCTTGAAGAAGCGCATCCTCACCAAGCAGCGGCTGGCGAGTGATAAGAGGGGCCCCGGGTGCGACGTCGTCGCATGCCGGGGTGGCGCGCCGCTGCGCCTGATCCACAGCGACGACACGGCCCCATGCGGTCCATCGTCGGCAACACTTGAGATCAGGGCGGGCGGGCGGATGGGTCGTGTCATACAAACCGTCATGTTGGCTATTGTGGCGTGCTGTTCGTATGACAACTTTTATTGCTGACCATGGGGCAAAAGCATGGTACGGGCGCGAGAAAGGGGCTGCCTATGACAAGAAAAGTTCTCACTTACTTCATCGTCTCGTCGTTGCTTGTTGTAGCTCTTTCGCTTGTTGTCGAGCCGGTGATGTATGAGAAAAAGGCAGATCCTGATTACGAGATGGATCTCACTGAACGCTGCAAGGACTGGCTTTACTGGCGGGCCGAGATCATCAAAAGACACCACGAAGGCGATGAAAAGGGCACAAACGAGGCGCGGCGCTACATGAATGCCTTCATGCGCGACTTGGAGGCTCGTTTTCCAAGCGAACGGATCACCGAAGAGATAGCCAGATTGGAGAACGAGGCGCGTGTGCGAAAGCTCCCGCCGTGGTCGTCATCAATCGGGAAATAAAGCTGCGGTAGGAGGTGTGACGGTGAGGAAACTTGACGCGAATGGGCAACCCTTGATCCGCATCATCCTCCTCGTCACGATCCTGGCCACCATCTCCGGCCCAGCGGCGGCCTTTAAGATGTTCGGACCAGGCGGCCAGTACATGAATAGCACGGAGACGGAAGAAGAGCGTGCCACCAGGGAGGCGCAGGACAAGTATTACCGCGAGTCCGCGCGCGAGGCACAGGAAGCGACGGCACGCATCGCCAACATGAAGCCAAAGCAGAAGCGGTATACCCGCGATGAGCTCTTGCAGGGCAAGCCAGCGCCGTGCCAGACGGTTGCGCCGCGTGACAAATACAACGACGGCCCAGCCCCTGGTGGCCACAGGCGGCACGCCTGGCGCGAGAAGACCGGCTTCAACACGCCGGCAGAGCGCACCAGGTACGAAAACGAGGTCCGCCGGCTGCGGCGCGAACTCAAGAAGGAACGCGCACGCCCAAACCCAGCCGGGTCTCCACCGCCGAAACTCTAAACAACCACCTGCCGGATCCTGGGCGCGCTTCCAACTGCGCCCCCTATGATCTGGGCCGAGCTCCACTGTCCACCCGGGGCTGCGAACGTGACCATCTGACCGACGGCGAGAGCGCGGTCAGTGGCTACGGCCACGACCAGGTCGGGTTTGATGCGGATAGAGACCGAGCCGACGCCGACCGCGACGACGGGGCCGGTTGCGATCTCCGGGACGGGACGGCTGGGGAGGATGGACGAGGGGGTGATGGGCATACGTTACTCCACGTATGGCGGGGATGATTTGTACGGGTGGCCAGATGGGAGCAGCGACGTTAATCCGCACAGGTGGGCATAGTAGCCTTCAAGCCTGGCAGCGTCCGCATCGGAAATTGCGGAAGGAGCGCAGACAAAACCCTTGAGTCGGGAGCCGTTTGTTGCATATTGCCCATTCCATTCGCCACTCCGGCCCAGTGAATACTGAAACGCAGTCCCGCCGCAGGACGTTGCCGTGCCAGCCTCTTTCGTAACTGCCGCAGCAACCCCATTTACACGGTCAGCAACAACGCTTTGCCCGCTGGTGTATCGACGGCAACACATAAACCAGCTACCAGCAGATACGACCGTATTCGTTGACCGCCCAAAACTGTAATTCGTCCCGTCGCTAAAAGTATATTCAATTTTGCCGTCATTTGCAGTCCGGCCAATGCCTATGTCGCCCCAGTATGTCACGCTGTTGCCGCCCGAATTCCCGGACCCGCACATATTCGTCTTGCTTCCCATGCTCGCGAACATGCCGAGCACAAAAACGGTCCAATTCGACGGCTTGCCGAGCGTAGTCCCGAAAGATAGGAAGTCGCCACCGTCAAACTGTATGACATCCTGACCGCCCAAAGCACCTGCAACCAGCGCCGGTCGTGCAGACGACGTGCCCTGCGCGGCCTGGATCGTGCCGCCGATCTTGTCGGTCATCGCGGTGACGGCGGACCCGGATAGCGTCACAGTGTCCGCATCCACCCAGACCGCACCGGAGATCATCGCAGGCGTCCAAAGCGCCGCACTGGCCGCGCTTACCGTAACGGTCAGCGTCCCCTCGTCCTCGGCCACGCCATCCGACACATGATATGTAGCGCTCGTCGTCGCAGTCTGCGTGCCGGTCAGCGCCGCAAAATCGCCGTCAGGGTCAAACGTCCACACGCCAGATGCCGCAACCGTAAACAGACCGCCATTTGATCCAGCCACGGCCACGCCGACATTGGCCGCAGACCCGGCGACCTGCGAGACTGTGAGGCTGTCCGCATCCGCATCCGTGTCGTTGGTCAGGACGTTGCCTGACGTCGTCGTCGCCGCGTCCGTCGTGCCCGTGTCGTTGACTGCAACCGGCGCGGCGTTGGCGTGGCTCACGGTGACGGTCAGGGTCGCCATGGCCTCGGACGAGCCGTCGCTGGCGTGATAGGTGATGGATGTGTCGGCTGTCTCGGAGCCGGAGAGCAATGCAAAATCCCCATCAGGGGCAAACGTCCACGATCCGTCGGCGGCAATCGCAAACGTCCCGCCGTTGTCGCCGTCCACCGCCGTGCCGACGTTGCTGGACAGTCCGTTGACGGCCACCACGGTGAGTCCCGACTCATCGTTGGCCAGCACGTTGCCGCTTGTCCCGACCAGATGCGTTGCTGCGCCGGCATCGTCCGCAACCGTCGGCGGCACGATCTCCACAAAAGCCTCCGGCGCGATCGCAATATGCCGTCGGATCACGGCTTGCTCGCTCGTCCCATCCGGCGTCCCGGTCCACGTTACGCCTTCGACCTGCCCGATTACTGCGACGCCATCCACTGGCACAGATACGACGCCACCGAGGTCAGCCCCGAGTCCAAGCGGGCATGTGACTGTTACGTCGTCGATGTAGTGTGCCGCCGCATTGATCGCCGCAGCCGCACGCACCACGGCCAGATCATCAACCCCATACACGGGATGTATCTCGTCAGGTAGATCTACCGCATGGCCGAGACGGATCGTGCGCTGCGACTCCGTGCCGGTGGTCGTCAATAGGAGATGCCAACCAAGGTCGGCGTCCACCATGTCAACCGTCTGCCCGGCCTGCGGGATGAGGATGCACGGCTGTTCGGTCCCGGCCAACGCCGCGCCGGATGCAATCAGCGTTGTCCCGTCGTCGGAATACAAGAACACTCCGCACGACACAGACGACGGAAGCAGGCGCAGGGCATATGCCAGATTCGGCGCGACGTTCCAGCCGGCAACCATGCTCGCGTCGTCCTGAGCCATTGCATTGGGGCGTATGGCGCGGATCATCGCAGTTCCTCGCGCGTCACGATGTCACAGCCGCAAATCTCGCACGTGTAGCGGTAGCGGTAGCCCATGCGGCCGGTCACGCACGACGGGCAGACAGGGGAGCGGTTGAGCGTCCCGCCGCAGGGTCGACCTCCTGACATTTGCGGGCACGTGGCGGCGGCGATGCCTTCGCGCACAGGCTTCGGTTGCGCAGGGCGCTTGGCTGCGGCCTCGGCCTGGGCTTTTTGCATCGACGATCCCCATGCCTCCCTGGTCATCGCCCATGCCTGGCCGTGCGCCCAGATGACCGGCCTGCCGTCCTGGGTGAGCTGCGTCCCAGGTGCCGCATCGACGCGCTCCCATCCAGACGATTCGAGCACGGCAGCGGATGTTTTGGATTCGTAGGCGTGGCGCGTTGCCCAAATCCTGATTGCAGCCCTGACTGCATCTGGTGGATATGTCCCAAGACGGGTCGCGATGGCGATGTCTATCATACAGCCTCGTAGTTCCACGTTGTGAGTGTGTAGTTCCTAAACTCGCCTATGCCTGACGGGCCGCTGAAAACAACCGCGACATTCCAAAACGACGGGCCGTGCTCAGTAATCGCAGGGCACGCATTTTGCGCAGTAGACAGAGATGTCAACGATGATGTCATGCTTGCGATTGTTGTGTACCGGTAACAAACTCCGCCAAATCGGAATATGTGCCCTGCGCCAGGCTCGCCGCATCCCTTCTCCGGTATAGTCGCGCAATCCGGCGTGGCCGTGACTGTCATACCGGCGTACCTGCCACAACTCGCCGTCCATGACGCGGTATATGCTGAGCCGTTGCTTGCGCCTGCGGGCATGCGCAAAATCGCACCGCCTGCGCTTTGACTGACAAGTTCAAGCGTCCCGGTATATGTTAGTCCTGCGAGGTCGGCGCTCGCAAACCCGACTGCAAAATATGCCTGCTCGCCTTGCCCGAGCACTGACGGGCCGGATACAACGCCAATCTCTCCGGATAGTGTGGACTCGACATTTTTCGATCCGCATTGCATCCCTCCGTAATTGACGGAGATTGACCCGTCACAGGCGCCATGATCGAGTTTTGCCACAAAATCCTGATCGGTGGCCCGGATAACGGTCATGCGGGTCGTGACAGGAGTTGCGCCAGCCATCCCGAGCGAGGGTTTGTATTTGCCCTCTGCCCCGGGGGCGAGTTCGCCCGGACCTGACAACGAGCACGGCGGAAAATCGACAGTCGTCTCGCAGCAGGCCCGAGCGTCATCCCCATAACAAACCTGGAGCACGAATGGGCCCGCGCCGCCGAGCGGCATTTTTGCCTTGTAACCGGTGTCGAACTTGCGCTCGACAAGCGTGACAGGCCCTCCCTTCCACTCGCCGGAGTTCGTCTTGCCATCCGTCCATGTACCCTCTGCCCCAGGCGCCAACGTCGACGGGCCGGACAACGTGCATCCTCCGCACTTGGCTTCCCGCGTCTGCTGGCAAGCCTGTATGCAGGTCGAATACGTCATATTGCCCTCGACCGAGAGCCGACCCGTGGCGCGCAGCGCCGTGCAGATCTCGTCGCAGGTGCAGACACCTTGCCCGTTTTCGTCGCAGTTCTCGACGCTCGGCACGCCGAACACCTCGGCATAGTTCTGGCTCGTGATGACCGGCGTCCTTCTATTGATCGACTCCTTGCCGCAGCCGGTCGGCGTGACCTGTTCCTCCTCTGGCTCCAGCCACGATGTCGGGTCGTTGTCCCCGGTCTCGGACGGGCCCGTCGATTCGTCTGGGATCTGGTCCGGATCTTCCGGGTCGTAATCTTCCGGGTCGACCACCTCCCGGCAGTCGCGGGCCGTGACCGTGATCGCGGCCGTGCCGCCGTCCTGGCTGCCGTCCTGGACCGTGACCGTGACGATGCCGGAGCAGCCAGGCTGGGTCAGCCATGGCGACTGATACGTGCATGCGACCTGTGTCCCGACGGGCAGGACAACACCGCTGTCCTGCTGCAAGGTGACCACCTTCGCGGCATGGGCGGAGTAAAAATCGGTGATCTTCATGTCCGGGATGCAGATCGGCGCCGCGATCGGCGTCCTGGTCAGCGTCACCTGGGCGACCGTCACGCCCTCGACCTCGGCGTGCGCGACGGCCAGGGTCTCGGCGATCGACTCGTGCCCAGACGGCACGGATGCGGACCGCCAGCCGAGGATGGCCGTGCCTGCCGCCTGGTAGGTCACGACGACCTGGGTGCCGGGCAGGAGCTGCTGCGAGAGGATCACCGTCTGGCGGTCATGGGACAGGTACAGGTTGCCGGCGGGCGTCTCGGCCAGGACCACACTGGGGCTGGTCCCCTGGGCAGGGATGGCCGACAGGCGCACCTGGGACATGCCGCCCCATTGCGTGGTGCGCAGCGTTTCGGTGATCGGGTTTGTGCCCAGCGTCTTGCGGGTGCTCGTCATGGATCCGCAGCCTTCGAGGCGGGCCGCGATCGGACCGATGCCCGGGCCACCGAACATCGTGACCTTGGCCAGGATCGCGACGACGTCGCCCAGACATGGACTCGACGGCGACGCTTCGAGGACGATGGATGATGCACACGCGAACGGGTTGCTCTGGTGGATCGTGGCCGCGCCCTGGGCCCCGGCCACGGCCGCCCAGACAGTGACGTCGCCCGGCCTCCATCCGGCCTCCCATGTGGCCTCGGCGCCGGTCACGATGTAGTCGATCACCAGGGCCTGGTCGAAATACTTGAGCGCCGCGCTGAAGGTGATCTCGCGGCCGCTGACCGATCCGCCCAGCAGGGTGTACAGGTTCGTGGCCCGGCGCACGTCGCCGTAGGCATAGACGCCGACAACGGACGACGCCGGCAGATCAAGGGTCACGGTCGTGTAGCTGGTGGCTCGCTTCTGCTCGCCGACGACCATGGTCGAGCCGACCTCGCTCGTGGCCTCGATCATCCGCCCGGCGCTGCAGGACCACTCGACGACGGTCCCGTTGGCGACCGGCGCGCCGTCGACACCGAGCACCACGGCCACGAGCCGCACCTGGGACTCTCCGTCGGCGGCCACGCACTGGTCCTCGTCATAAAGCGTGACCACCTGGATGGAGATTCCGGCCACCGACACATCGCCGCTGACCAGGATGCGGTTGCCGAAATCGGGGACGTCGCGCTGCACGCTCTCGACTTTGATGTCTGCCGCCGCCAGCGTCGCGTCTGGCGTGCCGTAGGTGTAGAGCCTGGGCGCGATCACGAGCGACCCGTCCGGTTGCGGCCAGAGGATCTGACCAGATCTTGTCGCCAGGTCCTGCAGGATCTCGCTCGGGTATTGGTCACTGACGGCGTAGCAGTAAGCGCAGATCGCGTAGTCGTTGGTCACTGTCACGGGCACGCCGCAGAGCGCGGCGAGCTCCTGGACGATGGCGTCGATGGTCGTGGCGGCCTGCCACTGCTTGCTGATCTTCTGGGCCCATGGGAGGTAGAGGCGGGCAGATTCCGACCTGCCCCAGATCGAGGCGGTTCTGGCGTTCAGGGCCGGGGGATAGTCCTGCGACTCCAAATAAAATTTCATGACCGCGGAGCCGTCGCCCTTGTCCACGACGATGAGCGGCTCACGCGGGACGCGTGGCAGGACGATGCCGTCGAGGACGTCGCGGTCGGCCAGGTCCACGGTGCACTCGCCGGCAGTGTTCCCGGCTGCAAACGTAACCGAGACTTGCGAGACCTTGGCCGTGATGTCTACGCCGCCTATGCTTACGCTCCACATCAGGGAGTCACCTCCGGCGGGTCAACGGGCGTCATCTCTTCCAAGACCATCAAGGTTATGGACCACGCACAAATTTCCTCACCTTCGGAATAGTACCAGGCGAGGTCCATGGGCATGTCTGGCGCGTTCTCTTCTCCCGGCAGGAACCGTACTCGCCACACCTTGTGCCCGTCGGTAAAGTAATACTCAGTCAGGATGTCTTCATAGGCGGCCTGAATCGCGTCAGCGGTGGTCTGGTATATCCACGTCCCTGTGGGTACGTCTCCAGACGCCGTTATGCGCCCATCGCTGATCACAACGCCCATATCCTGCACGTGGTTGCCGCCTCCGGTACGCATTACGGAGCCGCGACGGACCTTGCGAGGCCTGCGATAGTTTTCCGCGTCAAGGTCCCAGTCCCACCGTATCAGCAGCGCCGGCGGCGGGTCCCATGTCTCAGCCCATGGCTCAAGGGTTGGGGCTATGTCTGTGCTGTAGAGCGCGACTTTGCTGTCTGACATGCTACTGCCCCCCTTTAACGAGTTGGAGTTTACCGAGTTCGCGGGCGAGGGCCTTAGCCCCTTCGAACTCGGATCGCGATCTTGTTGTCATGCTGGCCTGTTTACCCCCGATTCCAAAGGTTGCTCGAAACTCTTCCACCACGCGGCCGCCTTCGGCATAGCCGCGCATGGGTAGGGTCTGCAGCTTGGCGATGATACGCGAGAGGTCAGCCGTAGTGCGCACCCTGTTCAGGTGCGGCATGAGCCAGGGTACGGCATTGTAGATAACGCGAGACGATCGGGCGTTTGTCACGTCCTCCCCGCCGGCGAGACCAATGGGTTGCTTGCCTCCAATCAGGCCGAGGAGGTTATCCCGCAAAGAGTACCCAGGGAGACGTCCGCCGAAGGCATAGCCGGGCACCAGGCCGCCACTCGCCAGGCCGTCAGAGCTGCCGACGCGCCTGTAGCGGACGGTGACCGTCACGGTTTTGTCCCGGATCTGCGCGAGGTCGCTCTTTATGCGCTCCAGCACTGCGGACGCCCTGTCGTTGGCAGTCACTGTCGTGGACTTCGCCGCCGGGACATCCTCGACCTTGTCGATGACCTCGTCGATTTCTTCCGTGGCGTTGCCCCTGACCTCGACGTCCATGACCTTGTTGGTGATGAGCTTGCCGGTTTCCGCCTCGATGATCCGGACCTGCTCTGTGGCCTTGTCCTGGGCGCTGACATCCATGCTCTTGTTGGTGAGCAGCAGACCGGTCTCGGTCTCGATGAGGCGGACCGGGCCCGTGGCGTTGTCCTGCGCGTTGACCTGCATGGTCTTGTTGGTCAGCAGCCTGCCCGTCTCGGCCTCGATGAGGCGGACCGGGCCGGTAGCGTTATCCTGCGCGGACACGATCACCGTGGTTGATTCCGGCAAAGAGTCCAGCGAGGACTGCGCGGACTGCACCACGGACGTGACGCCGTCGATAGCGCCGATCTGCATCTTGATCTCGGTCAGTTTTTCCGCCGCCTTCTGGACGTTTTCCAGCGTCGGCGTCGCGCCATCCTTGACGGTCAGGAGAGTCTCGATGTCTCCGATGTTCTCCTGCACGGTCTTGAGGTTTTGCAGGGCGGTCTTGGCCTCACCAATCTGCTGCATGCGCGCATTGTGTCCGGCATCTTCCGCACGGCGCTGCTCCAGAAGCGAATTATTCAGCGCTTGCCCGGCCTCGCGCACGCCCTGAATGGCCGTGGCCTGGGCTTGAGCTCGGCTGATAATGACCCGCTCTCCATCCCGCACCTCATCATTCAGGTCCGCAAATTGATCCTGAGCTTTTTTCGCCCAGAACTCGGCCCCTCCACCGTCGCCAGCAATGAGGGCCTGCCTGGCTTTGGACAGGCTCTCGTGGGCCTCGGCCTGTTTGTCTCTGTAAGCCTGATACTCGGTCATGGTGCCGCGCAACATGGACCGTATCTTCTCCTCGGTGGAGAGATTGGCCATCCTGCGTTTTTCGTCCAAGGTCTTGACCCGATCGGCGTAGCGCTCCTCCTCGGAAATCAAATCCTTGATGTGGGCCTTGATGTCCTTCTCGATCTTGTCCCATTCCGTGTCGCGAAACTTGGACAGCTCGGACTGGATTGCCCGAACCTGAGCGGCGTAGGCCCGCTCGGATTCGGCCATGGCCTTTTTTGCAGCCATCTCATCGGCCATCTGCTTTTCAAGGGCTTCTTTTTCCAGGGTCTTCCGCTCCGTGATGTGCTCACGCAGCTTGAAGAGCCCCACGATCGTCGCACCCAGCGGGCCCGTCGCTGCCGCGCCATCCGAAAAGAGAGGAGACCTCTTCACGCCTTGCTCAGACGACGAAAGAATCTTGTCCATTTGCGCGTTGAGCTTTTGCAAGGCCAACGTGTACAAATCAACGCGTGCCGCCAAAACTGGGGTGAAGAGCGAACCTATTTTAGTCTTTGCGTCTTCCTCGAGTCTGGCGAGTGACGAAATTTTTTTGCCAACCGTGCCCAAGCTCTCTTCGTAGGTCCCAGCAATACCGGTCGCGGCTTTGATGACAACGCTAAGTCGAGCTTGCATTTTTTCTGCTTCAGTCAGCTCTGTAGCGCTCTTGTCCAGCTCTTTTGCCATGTCGCGGTAGCTTTGCTCAAAACTCACATTGATCCCGAGAGTTCTGAGCATCTCGACTTGTGCCGACTGGATGCCGTCAACCAAGTGCCCAAAAGCCTCTGAGCTGTTAAGCTGGGCAGGGATGGCCGCATCTTGGGCGATACGCGCCAACGTCGTCGCTTTGCTCAAATCAATCTTTGCGGATACGAGCTTGGCGATATTTTTTCGGCTCTCCTGCATGGAGATGCCGGACTTGCGCAGGCTCTTCTCAACTTCGTCCAATTCCTTGCGCGTGTAACCTGCGTTCCGACCAATGACATACATGGCCACGCCCATGGTATCATATTCGGCGGAGATCTTCGCATACTCCATCGCCTTGCCGGCAACTGCGCCGCCAGTTACCCCGGCCAGAATTCCTGCGATCCCGCCCGGGGCAAAGCGCATCAATCCAGCCAGGACGGACTGGACACCTCCGATCCCGCTCCTGAGTATGCCAAGTCCTGCAGTTGCCGTCCCTGCAGCATCCTTTGTCCTGGCCATCTCGACGTTGCTGGCCTGCAGCGATGCTTTAAGAGCGGCCACTCGCACCAATGTCGTCTGCTGCGCAGACGCCAGCTTTGTCGTATTGACGCCGGCCTGGCCGAGTTCCCCGCGAAGTTTGTGAAGACTGAGGCGCTGTTGCTCGAATTGATCTTTGAGTCGCCCAGCCTGAATCTTTGCCCGTTCGAAATCCTGGGCCATCTTCTTGGTAGGTTTTTCGGCCGACTTGAGCTCATTGGCCATGGTGGCGACGCGCGAGGTCGCTGCCTGCCATGCCTTTTCCGACTCCTCTGTCTGCTTCTTCAGCTTTGCGAAAGCATCGATGCGCCCGAGCTTTTCCAGTTCGGCTTTCAGCGCGGCCACTTCCGGGCCGCCCGCGGTCCCGACCTTCAGTGTCCACTCGACGCTATGCTTTTGGTCCGCCATCAGCCACCTCGCTCAGCAAAATTTCAAAGTAGGCCATGGACAGCCTCCATGGGTCGTGGATACCCAACAAGTGCAGCCTGGCTACTCCGCTACGGAGGGTTCTTGCGTCTGCTCTTTCAGGTGCCCGAGTTTTTCGAGCAGACGCACAAAGAAAGGGTTGAGTTCTGCGATTTTGTCAGCCAGAAACTGCAACTGAGTAGGCGTCATCTGGCGCAAAGTGTCGCCGTCAGCGTCCGTGCAGATCCGCAGCAGCTGGGAATCGATCTTGTGACTGATCAGCACGTCAATATCCGGATCGCCTTGAACGACAAGGCGTCCCTCCAGCAAGTCGTAAACCTCTTGGACTGTCATCTCTCGGGCGACGACTTTGATCTCACCAAATTGCATCTGCGCTTTCCTTTCCATCATCCCCCCTCAAAAGGGCGGGGTCGCCCCCGCCCGTTGCGTTGTTATTTGAACACCTTGAATCGGCCGAAGCGCTGCCCGTTGGGCTTGGTGCTGTCCTCGACTACGGTTCCCTCGAAGGTGATCGACGCCGCGGCGTCCGCATCGGTCAGGATCGCCCACTCGGACGACGGGCTGAACTCGACCTTGGGGTAGTGCCTGGTGATGCGCGGGCCGTCGTTGTCCTTGTCGGGCTCGATCTTCACTTCCTTGGTGATGATCGAGGAACCGCTGTCGCGGTACGCGACCTCGGCCAGGATCGCGGGGTGCTGGTAGGCGACATAGGCCGTTGCGCCCATCTCGCCGGTGGACTTCTTGAGCACCATGGCCGCATCCAGATCCAGGTCGTAGTCCGTGCCCAGGGCGTAGCGCTTGGTCGGGGCGGCGGCGTCCACGAGAACGATGTCTTCCAGTTCCTGCACGCTCGTCGCGGTGGCTGTCGCCGTGCTGGTTCCGCCAGTCAGGGTCTCGGCAGCGGAGAATTCTCCGGACACGTTGATCAGTTCGAGGAATCCGGACCCGACCCAAGCCACCTTGCCCGTCGCGGTACTCGTCCCGCCGGTGACCGTCTCGCCTACAGCGAATGGGCCGCCGGAGACCGTGCCGTGGACGATTTTTGTGACGAAGGCGTCACGGTGCGCGATCTCGACAAAGCCGTCGGCGACCACGGTCAGCGCCGTCAGGTCTACGGACCCTGCGGCCTGATTGTCGGCCACCCACCCGGATGCCATGGCCGCCATGCGGATAACTTCGGAGTTGAGGGTGATGGGCGTCAGGCTGATGCCGGACACGTTTTCGGTGACCCGCGTCTTAATGGGGCTCCGCGCCGCATTGCGGCTGCCGGCGAGTTCGCCCTTGGAAGTGTTGCGGGTTTCCTTGAGATCCGTCATGTGGCCGACTTCTTCATAGGCCGCTGCGCCGAGATCTCGCCAAAAGACGCGGAAGCCGCCGCCATATTGGACGGCATCGTTGTCTGCGTTCACAAACAAAGGCATAGGTTCCTCCTCGGGCTATCTGCGGCCCAAAGGTTTACGGGTTGATGGTTCCCACTTGACGACGATCTGGCCCCAGGCCTCGTAATACGGGTGATGCTTGACGCCACCCGTTTCTCCCTGGGGGTCCACGGCCCCGAGCCGCAGCCGATGGATACAGTCCACGGCTTGCAGAAACATATCGAGCGAGGTCAGCAGCCCGACGCAGTGCTCACGCGACACGCTCAAGGATGCGCCGTGCACCCTGACCGGGACGTCCTCGGTTTCGTGGCCCTGCTCATCGATGTGCCCCACGGCCAGCTCGACGATGACCGAGGAGGGCCCCATGACCCTGGCGGCGTACAGGAACGCAAAGGGGTACATACTGTCCGGGATGCCGCCCTGGGGGATCTTCGGTTCGTACGCCACGGTCGGCAGCGCCCCGAGGTTGTCGCGACACCACGCCAGCCAGATCTCGTCAGTGGACAGGGCAGTCGTGATAGCTGTCAGGTTCTCGCGCATCATCCTCTCCATCTGCTGCTGCCCGCGCTGCGGGGCATGTGCGTGTATTCGAATTCGAGCTCATGGGCCAAGTTCTTTTCGAACACCCCGGCGAACTCGTCGTCGATCTGATCGACAATCAGCTTCTCGCCGCCCTGGATAGGCTCGTCATGGAGCAGGTACGAAAGCGGGGCCGGACCGTAGAGCCTGCGGATCGGATACGACCTGTCCGCATGCACCCGCTCGAAGACGCCGACGGACCCACCTCCGACCCGGGCAATAAATGACCCCGGAACACTGACGCGGCCCCGGTCCTTGCGGATCCGCACGGACACGCCGATCTTGGGGCGCTTGGCCTCCACCGTCTTGGGGCTCGGGGAAAACTCGTACAAGGGGATCGCCTTGACGCCCGCGGCCCGGAGGCTCCCCTCCAGGCGTTCGAAGCGCGCCTTCTTGATCTCGAACGTGGTGCGAATCTTGGACTGACGGACGGCCAAAATACGCGCGACCTGCTTGGTCGTAATGCTGCGGAGAGTGACCAGGCTCTTGTTGATGGCTCTTGCGCCGGCCTTTGCCACACGCTGCTCGCCCATGATCTCCAGATACCCGAGCAACCCGGATGACCTGATGGCGTCCAGGAGCGTCTGCCCGCCGACCTCGTTCGTGACGCTGTAGCCGGACTTGCGGGCGTATCCCGTTTTGACATTGACCCAGTCGCCCAGCGCCATCAGCCCCTCCGTACCGGGCGGACATCGTGCACCAGGGTCAAATTCCAGAGCGCCCCGCCGCAGGCCTCCTGGATCTCCATGAACTCCATGGGCAGGGTCGAGAGCGTCCACTGTTCGCCGGCGACCTCAAACTCATCACCGATGGATGGCGACGTGATCACGGACGACAGCACGGATACCTCCATCTGCATCATGGTCTTGCCTTCGGAAGTGACGCGACGCTTGGGCTTGCATCGCACCGTGACGTCCACGGCATCCGCGGCGCCATGGGCCCGGTACTTTGCCGGCACGCCCCACTGGCGGATGATGTCCTCGGCAATGGCGATCATGTCTTCATGCACACTCATGGTTCACCTCGCGGATCTGTCCGCGCTTGCGTTTCGGTTTGCAGTTGCACTTGTGCCCGACGATTCGGGCCATGAGCTGCTGCGGGCCGCATTGCGCCCACTTGGAAGCGAAGTGCTTGCGGCGACGGTGGTTCATGCCCCTTTTTCTTCCGCTGAGGGCTCGAAACTGGTGCACTTCCCGCCCCGGATCAGCACTTCACGGAAAGCGCACCCGCCAGAGCTTCTGTTGAATCTGCAGTTTTCTGTGGCGCAAAAGATTTTCGTCAGCATAAACTGGTCAAGGACCGTCCTCACCAACCTGGAAAGCTCATCCATCATGTTATCCTTTCATTTCGCCGGGGAGTTACCCGCTCCCCGGCGCTTGTCGGGTACGCCCGCCTGCCGGGAGAAAAATTGCCCTGCGCCTGGTTGTTTGACGGACTCTTGCGAGCGACACACCTGCAAGGTCAGATCGGGATCACCTCCGCTCAGGCGCAGGGGCTGGGTGTTCCTGGACACCGAAATACTTCCGCCGCTTGATCTCGGCCTCGTGCTCGATCTGGGAGAGCATGTCCTCGTAAGCTTCGGTCTCGACGCCAGGCTCCGGGGTGTAGGCCTTGAGAGCCTTCTCGTTGATGAGGATCTGCCGCGGCGACTGCCACCAGCAGAACCCTGCCATGTAGGCGTCGAAGGGGTTGTGCTTGCCGTGCTCGTGGTAGGCCATCAGCGCACCTGTCTCCGGTAGCATTCGACGCTCGACTCCAGGCCCCGGATGTAACCGCGCAGGGCGTCGTCGCGGATCATGAGCGCCTCGACGTTGGCCGGACTGTCCAGGGGCAGGGACGGGTCCAGGGCAGGTAAGGCCGGCGCCGAGGGCGCTGGGCACTCCACCAGGGGCGCGGTGACCATCACCGGCGCAGGCCTGGCGCAGGCGCTACAAAGGGCGATTGAGCCGAGCAGCAACAGCATCGCGCGTCGCATCGTCGACAACCTCCAGTTTTTCGGCCTCGGTCCTGACGCGGGTCCGCATCTGGTCCAGGATCTGTTTGCGCGCAGCGGCGGTGCTGACGGCCTCGGCCTCGCGCTGCAGGGCGTCGCGCAGGCTGTCCTGCACGGTCACGGTCGCATTGCGGGCCAGCTCCAGCAGGGACCGCAGGCGCACGATCTCATGTCCTGCCGCGGCGAGCTGCCCGCGCGTGGCATTGTGGGCGATCTGCTCGGCCTGGACCTGACGGGCGGCGTCGGCCTTGACGGCATCGAGGCGCAGGCCCTGGACGCAGATCCCGGCACAGGCTGCCAGCAGCAGGACCGTCATGGCGGCCAGCGGGATCCAGCTCCGCTGGCCGGTGAGGAACTGCAGGGCGCTACCGATCATCGCAGGCCCCCTTTCCCCAACCTGCCTCCCTGTATAGATTTGTCAGCACATTCAGGATGCGCGTCGGGTATCCACGGTTCTCGCGGAAATTCGCGGCCGAGCGGCCGGCATTGACCATGGCCACGTGCGACCACAGGCCAGGGTTCATGCCGATGGACTCGACAAGGGCCTGATCGCGGTGCAGCCAGCCGAGGCCCCCGTTGTAGGCCGAGAGCGTCATGGCCATGCGGTCGCAGTCCGAGGCCGCGCGGACCTTGCGCCAGAGCCAGCGGTCATAGGTCACCATGGCGCGGATGGACCAGGATGGTGAGAACGGCATGGGTGCGCCCGTCTCCGGGGCAACCTCAGGCAGCCAGCGGGACGTGGCCGGCATGAACTGCGCCAGGCCCTGGGCGCCGACCGGGGATACGGCGTCGTCTCGCCAGGCGCTCTCCTGGTGGATCTGCGCGGCGAACGTCGCCACCGGAGCATCGAGGCCCCACTGGGCGCGGGCTTCGCGCGTCAGCAGGGCGCGGTGCTGCGCGGCCCGCTGCGGGATCTGCGGAGCGCACATGACCCAGGAGGACATAGCCAGCAGCCACGCCAAGGCGGCGAGAATGACGAGGCAGAGCTTGAGCTTGCTCACAGGCCCATCCCAACGGCCAGCATGGCGCAGCCGACAACGATGGCGCGGCAGAGCAGGGCGGCCGCAAAGACCCTTTTGTGGTTGACCATGACCAGCCCGTCGCTGGTCAGGAAACGGTCCGGCCTGGCGTAGGGAAAAACCCATCGGTGGACCCAGTAGCCCGTGAACGCTGCCAGTGTGACAAGGGAGAGCTTATAGACGATGACCGGACCCTGCTGCGGGGAGATCGTCCAGACCATGGCCAGCAAGGCCAGCGCGAAGAACGCGCACCAGAACATGCGGATCTGCAATTTGAGCTTGTTCATTTGCCAGTCCTCTCATTGATGATTTCAGCCTTCTTGTCCGCGTCGATGGGCAGGTGCATGATCGTCGCCCGGAGCATCCGGAAAACGAGGTCAAGTTTCTTTCCGTTCTCGTCGTCGAGCTCGTCCTGGCGCGCGGAAAGCTCTGCCTGCTTTGCCTGGACCTGGACCATCAGGCCGACCATCTCCTTTTTGTCCGCTTCCTTCTCCTTCCGGCATGCGTCCTGGCACTTGGCACAGGCAGTGATCGACATCTTGCCGCGCGCTCCCAGCAGGTATGACCCACCGGAGCACAGCATGGTGAAGATGACACCCAGAAGAAACTTGACCCAGTCCGCGTCGGTCATCGAGGGGCCCCTTGATATTCGAGTTGCTTGCCGATCTTCTTGGCGTAGTGGTATTCAGCCTGGGCGCCGCAGCTCTCCGACCATCCGTCGAGAAAGTACACGGTGTCCGCGCTGCGGATCATGGCCAGGCAGATATCCATGTAGTCCGACTGTTCCAGCCCGTCCGGCAGCGTAGCAGGGTTGAGGACGACTCGCCCGAAATCCCGCCGAAGCTGTTCTGCAGCGGCGCGAAACGCCGGCCGGTTGAACTTCGGCAAACCCGTCATGGGCCCGGCGATATACGTCTTGATCCTAGCCATGCGTCCTCTCGTATCTATCCTGACATGCGGTGCACCTGATGCACCCCGGCACTGCCTGCCGTCTGGCCTCTGGGATCTCGTCCCCGCAGTCTTCGCACTCATGCGCCGATTCGGCTGGAGCCGACATCCGTGCGTGCGCCCGTTTTGCAAGCGCGTCCGCGAGGTGGCCTTCTGAGGCCGTGGATGCCAAGTCCCCGAAATCCGCCATGATCATCTCCAGGTTGTAAGGTGGCCCCGGCCAGCCCGGTAGAAACCGGCCGGGGCCTATCGCAAGGCGTGTAACGTTTTACCTGCCGAGGAGAACCTTGACGGATCCGGCCGCTGCGTCCTTTGCGGCCACGGCGTGGCCCATCAGGATGTTGCCGGCGCTGGTCGCGGTGGCCGCGCCAGTGCCTGCGGTTCCGCCGACCGGGTCGCCATCGGCGTCCCAGTAAACGGCGGCACCCAGATTGATGGCGGCCGTGGCGGCGAGCACAGTCCGTTCTCCGGCGACTGCCATGGTTCCGGTGTCGCCACTATCGACGTCAGCCAGCGCCACGCCGACGATGGACCCGACCACGACCACGTCGCCGGCTTCGTAATTGGCACCGGCAACAAAACTCATGACGTTGCCATCGGACACGGTTTGCGGGGTGTAGATGCTGTCGCACCAGCCGAGCAGCACGCGCACGGTGCCGACCGCGGCGTCCTTGGCCGCGATGGCGAGGCCGATGGGGGTATTGTCGGAGCTGGTCGCGGTGGCCGCGCCAGAGCCAGCGACACCGCCCACGGGGTTGCCGTCGGCGTCCCAGTACACGGGGGCCCACTGGGTGATGGCCGCGGTGGCGGCGGGGATATCCCACACGCCGGAGATGGCCAGCTGGCCGATGGCGCCCTGGGCGACGTCGGTCAGGCTCACGCCGGCCAGGGTGCCGACAACGACGACCTGCCCGGACACGACGTCCGCGGCGGCCGTGAAGGGGATGACCTTCCCTTCCTGCACATAATTTTTAGCCATGACGTATTCCTCATGCGGGGCGGTGGCCGCCCCGTCGTTGTGGGTTCTTACTTGCCGGCGTTCTTGTAGAGGCCGCGGTGATCCAGAGCCCTGGCGCCGACATCGATGCGGACCTTGTATTCGCGCCCGTCGATGTTGCTCATCTCCACGTCCTCGATAACCGGGGTCTGCACGCCATCAAGGAACATGACCTCGACGGTGTCGACCTGGGTGGGGTCGGCCGCCAGGTAGTAGGCGTCAGCCGAGTTGGCATCGAGGCGAGCCTCGACCACGGGGATCAGGGCGTTCTGCCAGGGGTTGACCACGCCGGAGTTTTTCTCGCTGTCCGTGCTGGCCACGGAGCGCAGCAGCACGTCGGCGGTCATTTCCAGGGCGGCCGGAACGATCAGGAAGCGGGGGCTGATGTTCAGGACCGCGCCCTCGGGGCCCTTCTGCGTGCGCATGGCCGTACGGGCGACTCCCAGCGAAGTGGACGACAGGACCGCGATAGGACTCGCGAGGTTGTCGTGGTCGGCGTGGAACAGGGCCTTGCTGTCGTAGGCCATGACCTGGTTCCCGGTCAGGATGGCGTAGACCAGATCGTTGATGCGGCGGACGGCGGCGGCGCCGAACGCGCGCGGGATGCGCTGCAGGGCACCCAGGTCGTCGTTGATGATCGCCTGGCGGGTGATGGCGAACTTGCGGCCGTAAGTCTTGATCCGGTTCGTCTCCTTGAAGTCGCTGAACCCGGCGTAGGTGTACTCGCCGGCCTCGTTGATCAACTCAAGGGACGGGGCTTCGGACATCTGCACCCGGTCATGCTCCTTGAAGTCGGACCCGCTGCCGACGCCACACCAGGCCTGCCAGGTGGACGGGGCTTCGGAATAGGACTTCATGAGGATCTTTTCGGCCACGTTGGCCAGCAGGTTCGGGAAGTCGCTGGTGGAGTACAGCCCCGACAGCCGGACAACGCCCAGGGCGGCCCCGGCGAGAGTCTTGTTGTCCATGCCGCGCGTGGAGACGCCGGCGCGCTCAAGGTATTCCCTGGCGAGCTCGCGCAGGGTGTAGCCGCGCAGTTCATGGGCACCGGGGGCGGCCTTCTCCAGGCGCACATTGCAGCGCATGGCCAGGGCGTCGGTCATGGCCAGCGTGACCTTCTCCATTTCCGTGCTTCCGGCTTCGTACCGCCCGCCTCCCAGGGGCTGGTTGGTCTCGCCCATCAGGTCGACCATCTTCAGCGTGGCCTCTTCCAGGGTGGTGCACGTACCGGCCAGATCGCGCAGCTTGTCCTCGGACACGCCCAGGCGCTTGCCGCGATCCATGATCACCAGCACGTCCTGACCGGACAGCTTGGCCTCGGACTTCTGGCCCGCAGGGTCAGAAGCGGGGGGAGCGGCCAGCTCCTTGGCGATCACGTCGGGGTCCAGGCCGGCCATGAAGACGGCGGCCTCCTGCTCCGTGGCGGCCGGGTCGAGTCCCAGCTTCTCCAGGAGCTTTCTCAGTTTCTTGTTCATACGAACCTCCGTAGGCCCTTTCGGGGCAGTGTTGTTTTCCGCAGCCATGGACACGGCCGCGGTATCGTCATCTGCCCCGAACGGGCAGAAGCTGGTTTCAAACACCGTGGACTCGGTCCACACGTCGCAGGGCCCGGTCACTGTCTGGCCGTTGACGACCATGGTCGCGTCCTTGGCGAGCTGCACGATCTTGCTGGCCTGCACGCCGATGGACGCCTGCCAGGGGAAGCCCTCGTCAGCCAGGCCCAGGACTTCCTTCGCCGCGTCGGTAATCCTGGAGAACGATCCGGCCACGTAGAAGCCGTTCTCGTCGCCTGATCCCTGGTCGATGGTGCCGACGATCTCGTCCCGGTGATGGTTCAGCAGGGCGGGCACCTTGGCCTTGGCCAGCTTGATCCCGGCAAGGTCGATGATGAACCGGCCCCAGTAGCCCCAATCGATGAGCTTGCCCGTGTAGGCCAGCACGCTGAAGCGACGCGGTGCGGACTCTTCCTCGGCCTTGGCCAGCTCGACCTGAGCGGACAGGCGCAGCACGCCGTCATCGACGAACGCGGCCAGCTGCTGCTTGTTCCAGGCAGCCGTGCACGTGGCCATGGCCTGGGCCTCGGTCGATCCGGACGCGGCGGCCTCGGCCGCGCAGCGCTTCAGAAAATCCTGCTTGGATTCGCCAAGCCGTTTAGCTTTCTTCTTGGGGGGCATTGCCTTCTCCTTGGGGTTTCTGCGCCGGCAGGGCGGCGGAAATGGCTTTCTCTTCGCGGGCCAACTGCTCCAGCACCTCGTCGAAATCCACGCCCATTTCGGTGCAGATGGCACGGCGGGTGGTCACGCGCATGGCCAGCTTCTTCTCGTTGGCCGCGGCGTCCTTGGCCGGGTCGACCCACGGCCAGCCAGGAGCCTGCCAGTTGATGGCGACGTCCTCGGGCCTGATGCTGGCGCGGCCCGTGGCGTACTCAAGTTCGAGCCAGCGCCGCGTGATGGGCTCGCACCAGCCGTCCTGCAGAAAGAGCTGCTGGCCGATCCAGCCGCGACGCTCGTCCAGGGCGGCGGACCGCTCGGACGAGAAGCTGCTCTCGGTGTAGTCGTGGGAATAGTTGCCGTATCTCAAACCGAAGCCCACGGACGCGTCCTTGTTGGAGGACTTGACGTAGTCGGCGTACGGGCTGGACGGCCTGTTGGCCTCGGCCACCTGGACCTCGGTCCCGGCAGGCAGGGTCTGGATGCGCCCTGTCTCTAGGTACTGTGGCAAGGACGCCGCTCCGGCGGATCCAGCGCCCGGGGCTCCGGGCCGTTGCGGGTACTGCGCGGCACCGAGCTCCGGCATGGTCGTCTTGATGAAGATGCCGAACGCGCTGGCAAGGCGGGCCGCCACGCGCTCCGAGGCCTTGTACTCGGACAGGTCCCGGATCTCTTCGACGATGGGGGCCAGAAAAGACACGCCCCGGCTTTGCGAGGCGCGCAGCGGCATCCAGAGGTGCACCACGCGCGCGGCCTCCAGGAACCTGGATTCCAGGGGGACGCACGGCAGATAGTCGCCGGGGTGGCTGGCCAGGAAATGGTAGCCAACGACATCGCCGTACTTGTCGAACTGGACGCCGCGACGGATCACGCCGCCGTTGTCCAGGGCCCCGTCCTTGGCTGCGTCCACCAGGTCCTGCTCCAGCATCTCCACGCGCAAGGGGTTGATACCCTCGCGCAGGCGACGCGGGTCGAGCCACAGGTTGGCGAAGATCTCGCCGTCCACCCACCAGTGCCGCAGCGCGAGCTTCTGGGACCAGACGTAGAACTTGTTCTTCTTGGCCCAGGCGGCGAAAGCGGCTTCCAGATCGTTCAGTGCCTGGCCGGAACGTGAAACGAACTGCGGCTTGATGCCGGTGTGCACGACGTTGTCGCAGATTTTGCGCAGGGCGCCGGAGACGTTGACGTTGTTGCGGTCCAGGGATCTGGCGCGGGCCACCAGGGCGGCGGCGTCGGTGCGCAGGATGGCGTCTGCGGACTTGCGGGTCGGGCGCCAGTGGGCGTTGTGGTCGTTGCCGCCAGCGCCGATGTAGGCGGACAGGGCCGCGCGGCTCGCAGCGTAGCGCAAGGCTGTCTTGGGGGCGATGGTCCCGATGGCGCGGGCCATGATGCGTGTCCACAGATCGTGGCGCATCATCCCCGGCCCCCGAAAATCGCGTTGGTGTGCGAGGCCCCGGCTGTGGCGAAGCTGATGCGCATCTCCAGGCGCTCGATTTCGCGGTTGATGGTCTCCAGGGCGGCGGACGACCTGGTCGAGCCGTCCGCGCCGTAGCTGGACCCGGATGTCAGTATCCTGTCCCGTTCGGACTTGTACTTGGCCAGATCCGCCTGGAGTTCCGAGAGAGTTGCCATTCCGATCCCTTGTTGACTTGGTGCCCACGAGAAGTAGGCCAACAAATCACGCAGGAGACGGGGAAGGGCAAAATAAAAAACAGACTTGCTGGTAAATTACCAGCCAAATTTTTGAAGAAAAACAAACATGCCTATATGTTGCGATAAAGTATAGGCATAAGTTACACGGGTTCAACATCATCGCACAGCACTTTGCGCATCCCGCCGTAGACCAGCACGAAAACCCGCCATCTTCCGTCGACTCCCTGGAACGGCGGCGTGCCCACAAAGCCCTTTTCGACGCGGGACCGTCCAGGCTCCTCGTCCCAGACCGGCACGCGCACCCGGTCGTGATGGCGGACATGCGGCGCGGCCGGCTCCGGCAGCCCGAGCCCTGCGGATCTGGCCGCGAGCTCCAGCGCGGCAGGCGGCGTCATGAACAGATACTTCTCGGCTTCCGTGCGCATCCACTCCCGCCCGACCTTGACCCGGTACAGCCCGACGGGCCCGCCAAAGGGTACGGCATCGTAGAGCCTGAGCTTCACGGTTTGGCCGGCGGCCGTCTTCACGCTGATCCGCAAAGCCGGTTGGCGTTTTTCAATCTTCATTTTTTACCCCTGTTTTGCGTAAATTTTTACGCATTGTGGACGAAAAAAAGGGCGGGTTGATTCCGCCCCATGTCCTATCGCTACTTACTCCGACCGCATATCACGACGCTGATGATGCCATCCAAGCCAGAAATGGCTCTTCTGCTCGTTGTCCATTGGGCCGTCCGGGAAACTCTCTAGCCGCCCCATCAGCGCCTCCAAGTCCGCCTCCTGGCCTGGAGTTAACGTGCGCTTGCGATATACCGGTGCAAAAAACTTGGCGGGGTAGATGTCGCACTGCGTCCGCTCAACTTCGGCCATGGGTTCGGCCAGATCGAGGAGCCCGAAAATTCGACCGGTGATATAGGCCGCCGACGGCTGGCTGCCAGCCAACTTGCTCTTGAGCATTTCGAATTTTTCAGCCGGGCACCCAGGCGCGGCCAAGTCATCAGATTCCCACTTTCTGACTTGCCGCCCGGAAACATTAACCAGGGCTCCGAATGCGTCCTGTGTCATGCGTGCGGACATGCGTAACGCTTTGACTTCTGAGGGGTTTATACGGGCCGACGTTGTCATGGTGTCCTCCGGTTCGAGAAGCTTGGTTGATAGGTAGGCCGTTTTCCTTGTCCTTATGAATAGGAACTTTGTTCCTATTTGTCAAGGACTATCCCGAAAACAATCCGTCCACGCCTCACTCCTCCTGCAAACTCTTGATCCCCTCGCCGATGGCGCACAGGATGCATTCCGGGTTGCCGCACTTGTGGTAACGAACCCGGACACCGTCAGCCCACGGCATGACCTTGTAGGCCTTGAGCCTAGTTGTCCCGCAGCAAGGGCAGACCGCCCCGTCCAGCACGTCGAAGATCACCCCGGCCCTGGCCGACTCCACCACCAAGACGAGCCGCTTCGCCGCGGCGGTCATTATCATGCGCCTCTCCCGAACATGCTTCTGCCTCCTGTGTAGGGGTTCACGGTCTGCGCCGGCGGCGGCGCCGGGGCCTCTGGCGGGGACTTGGCCCACATCTTGATCGCCAGGATGTCCGAGGCGATCAGGAAATAGTGGGCCACGTCCCAGGAATGGTTGTCCACTCCCTTGGGGCACTCCCAGTAGCCTGTCTTCTCGTCCTTGTACTCCGCGCACATCCCCTTGGCCCAGGCTTCGTCGACCTCGCCATGGTAGTGCCACGCGCCCGGGTCCGTCGGCGCCACGCGCAGACGGGTCGAGAGCTTATCCTTCCAGAACGTCGAATGCCCGCGCAGGAGCTTGAGCCCGCCCGAGATCGGCTTGTTCGTGCCCGGGTAGTGCAGCAGGTTCGTGTAGCTGTACTTGACGTTCATTCGCCGCACGCCCTGGTATGGCAGGATCAGCCCCTTGTGGGCCCGGCAGAAGTCGTAGACCTCTGTCGTGTAGTGGCCCATGGCGTCGATGATGACGAGCTGCACGGGGTAGATCACGCCGGCCTCGTCCATGTACGCGTCCTCCCACAAGACGCGGCGAAGCGGGTCGAATGCCGGGTGGTAGAGCCACGGGCACTGCGCGCCCTGAGGACGCACGAGCACGTCCCAGTCCACGGGGATGAACCCTTCGCGGACGCACCACGTCTCCTCCGCGATGCCCCAGCCCTGCGCCCTGATCTCGTACACGAACCCGTCGTCCTGGGTGTCGACCGTGGCCAGCAGCGCGGCCACCTGGCCGCCGCCCGGGACCAGCCCCCTGGGACGGTCGTCGCGCAGGGCCAGGATGGAGTCCTCTGCCCGCACGGCGTGGCGCTCCTCCCAGGGCTCGGCCTTGAAGTTGTTCTGGAGGTCCTTGGCGATGTCCTCGTCGGCAGGGGCCAGCTTGTGGGCCAGGGCCTTGGCGGCGATCTGGGAGAGGCTGAAAAACGGCGAAATCCAGGCCGGGATGTGAAAGGCGATGAACATGGGCGAGGCCTCGCGCAGGTGCTCTTCGAGCTCCATGCCACTGGCATCATCCCTCCAGACGCCGCTGCGCAGGGCCTTGTCCCGGTCAGCGTCCGACCACTGGGCGCTGCAATGCTGGCACTCGTACCAGGCCAGAGACCGCGAAACCAGGGCAGCTGTGCCCTCCACCGCATCCGGCCATTTGATCCTCTCGAAATCCATCAACAGCTCCGCCCCGCAATAGGGGCAGACGACGTGATAGCGGTACCGCACCTCGGCCGAGGTCCAGGCCGCATGGATGCCGACGTTCTTGAGCGTCGGCGTGGACAGCTTCCAGATCCGCGCCTTGCGCCTCCAGGTCGTCACGCGCTTTTCGGCCAGGTCCTCGGAGGAGGCCTCGCGCTTGCTCGACTGGTATTTGTCCAGCTCGTCCATCACCAGGTAGCGGATCGGCTTGTTGCCGAGGCGCGCAGGCGAGCCGGACCATGCCATGTGCAGCGGCATGTGCTGCAGGTTGATGCGCATGGACGAGGTGTCGTCGGCGGCGCCGGTCAGGTACTCGGACAGCCTGGAGCTGGCCTTGAGCATCGGGATGATGCGGTCCACGGCGTTCTCGCGCGCGGTCAGTTCGTCCGGGTACACATATAGGGCCGGGCCTGGGGCGCGGTCGATGGCGTAGGCGATGCAGTTGTGGGCAGCCTCGGTTCCGCCGACCTGCGGGGCCTTCATGATGGAGATGGTCTGGACGGACGGATGGAAGGACGCGTCCATGATTCCGGCAAGGCACGGGTTGGCCGCATTCTTCCACTTGCCCGGGATCGAGGAGTTGTGCACCACCCGGTGATCCTCGGCCCACCTGCTGACCCGCATCTGCCGGCGGCGACGAAACACGGCGCGCTCGCCGCGGCCCATGCTGAATTCCCACGTCCTCGCTCCCTGGGCGAGGCGCAGGCGGACCTGCCTGGCCGTGTCCGGGTGCAGCCACGCCGGGAGAGGTGCGGATATGCGCCTAGTCTTCGACATGCTCTTCGTGCTCGGTGACGGCCACGGCGAACGTCATTGGCCGGGAAAATTCGTTGAGAGCCTCGTCCAGCCGTTTTTCGAATTCGCGCACCAGGTCGTCCGCCCGGTTCTTGTCGCCGCCGGCCGCCTGGACGAGCTCCGGCGCGGCGATCTGCAGGGCGCTGCGCAGGCCGATCGACAAGGCCATGGCGCGGCCTGCCAGTTCCAGGGCGACGTCCTCGCGCAGGATGTATTTCCCCTGTTTGACCTCTCGCTCATAGACGATGGTCTTGCGCTTCTCCTGCATGGCGAGGACGCGCTCCTCCTGCTCCTGCTTGGCCAGTGCGGACAGGTCGTCCGTCTCGCGTGCCGGCAGAGCCAGCGCCTTCAGGCTTGCCGCATAGCGGTCGACGTCGGACCGTTTGAACGTCCCGTCATTCTGCCGGCGCACGTAACCGGCGCGCACATCCTTGTAGAGCTTGGCCTGCTTGATCTGCCGCGTCTCCTGCAGGTAGGCCAGCACGGCCTTCACATCCTGGAACACGTTACCCTCTACCATTCGTCGTCCTCCGGATCACCGGCGGGATGGCCGGGGATGGCGTCCAGGCCGGAGACTGCGAGCTCGTCGCATCCGGCTTGGAATTCCTGCGGCTCGATGTCGCGGCGGATCTGCCGGTCGGCCAGCTCGGAGAGAAGCTGCTCGACGGCCTCGGGAAGTTCGGCCAGCGGGACGTCCGGCAAGGCGCAGGCTTCGCGGATCTGGTTGACGCACTTCGCGTAGGCGTTCCGCTCGTCCCGCAGAGCGTAAAACTCGGATCTGGAGATGTTCATGCGCGGATAACCTCCTGGATCCTGATCTCCCCAGGGAGGATGAAGCCGCTCGGCAACACCGTTGGCTGGCCGTGAACCCTGCGAACCACGCGGCCGCAGTGCCCGCAGCGGAACTGGTCCGCAGGCTGGTTCAGGGTTGCCTGGCCGAATTCGGTCGACTTGCCGCAAAAACCGCACGTGAATCCGATCATGAGCACCTCACATCGGCAGCCGCATCTGGCCGCCGGCTTTTTGTTTGACCGCCGCCACGGGCGGCGCGGACGATTCGCGGAGATCCCCGCGCGAGATCATGACCGGCAGCGTAGCGCCAGGGAACTCGACCTCGACGCACGACGGCGCCAGGAAGCACTCGCGAGTCACGGTGCCGATGCGCCCGCGTTTGCGCCGGACATGGTCCTCTCCATCGGACGACCCGGCGTTGTCCCTGACCTTTACCCAGGCCCCTACGCCCATGCCCTTGATCGGGTTGACCCTGGCCACGGCCGAGTCCTCGACCAGCACCAGAGCGTCCCCGGGCATGACCCGCAGAATGTCCAGCTCGCACCACGGCGGCACGAACCGGACCCGCCAAAAGCCGGGGCCGATGTCATCCGCCGCCGCAACCACGTCGCCGCGCCAGCCGTCCTTCTGGCAGATCCACGGGTCACGGCAGCCCTCTGGAGCGACGACGCGCACGCGCAGGCCGGGGGCGATCATCCTGCATACCTCCCAATCGCGGACCGATACTGCAGGGCCAGACCTGCGTCCTCCCAACTCTTTGCCATGGCGACACAACACTGGGTGCACCATGCTTGGCGCCACACCCTCCCGTCCCACGCTTCGGCCATGACTCGAATCTTCGTCCCGGGCTCTATGGTTTCGCCACAGAGGTGGCACGGCCGCGCCTTTCTGGCGGTTACGATCTTGTCTTCGAGCTTCACCTCACCAGAGCCGTATTCCCCCTCGTGCGGGTCAACAGACAGACAACGCTGCTCGTCGAAAATCATGCTACCTCCTGGCGGCCCAGTCCGGCCGCGTTGACGTTTGCCCTGACCAGCGCCGCGGCTATTGGCGGGCAAACGGAATTTCCGCACATGCGGATCTGCGCCGTCTTGGTTAGTGGCCGACCGCCCGCGTGGTCGATCACATACGAATCCGGGAACCCCTGCGCCCTGAAAAGCTCGCTGGGCTGCAGCATCCGCATGCCGATATCGGCGATGTAGTAAGGCTCGCCCTCGACGGTGACAGTTACGAGGCCGAACCTGTCCTTGGTGGTGATGGTGTGGAGGGGAGACTCCAGGCGCGGGTCCTGGTCGGCGCCGTAGTATTTGACCATGAATGCGTGGACGAGGGCCGCGTGTGTGCCGCCTGCCGTGATCGTCGGGGCTGGGGCGTCGAGGGGCTGTCCATCCCGGCAGGAGCCGCGGAGCTTGACCAGGTGCGCGGCTGATACGATCGTCTTGCCTCCGCCTCCGGCTGTGATTGTTCCCACGGGCACGTCGGCAGGGGCGCCAACACTGCGGCCGAACTGGCGGACAAGGTGCGCGGCCACAAGGCTGTGGTGGTCGACCGTCGTCACCGTGCCTGTTGGCTGGCACAGATCCTGCCCGACCACGCCCGTGAAGTGCTTGGCCAGAAACGCGGATACCAGGGCGTGCTTCTGGCCACCGGCCACCACGGTGCCGAGAGGCTTGGACAGGTCCAGGGCGCGAGGGGCTTGCCCTTGGCGCTCCCCGTAACCGGTCTGCACCAGCGTCGGCACGACCAGCGCCTTCTCCCCACGGTTCGCGCAGGTAATCGTGTTGATGGGACTGGCGATGTCTTCAAGCCGCCCACCGTGGGTCAAGTTGACGATGAAGGGCCGCTCGGCCTGCACCACGTACCGCATGATCCCCTTGGCGATCCGGCGCAGCGTGGCGTCCACCAACGGCTTGGCCCGCTCGAAAATGCTCGGGCACGGGATTGACCAGTCAATGCAGTCGGCAGCCGTCCGGTACGGCTCCGGACGGCCAGGGCCGTGCGTCGGCTCGGGCCACACGATCCGGCCGTTGTTGCGCTTGGCGATCAGGAACAGCCTCTTGCGGATGGTCGGCGCGCCGTAGTCGCAGGCCCGGAGCTCCCGGTACTCGACCCGGTAGCCGTAGCGGCGCAGGCGACGGACAAACCAGCGGAAGGTGTCGCCCTTGGCCGACTCGATGACGCGGCCGCAATGGTCGACAGGGCCCCAGCTTTTGAACTCCTCGACGTTCTCCATGACGATCGACTCGGGCCAGCAGGCCGGGACCCACTTGTCCGTGATCACGCAGGCCAGGGAGCGGCGCTTGTCGTCTCGCGTGGGGGCCGAGCCTTTGGCTTTGCTGTGATGCGTGCAATCCGGAGAGGCCCAAAGCAGATCCACAGGGCGGCCCTGCGTGGCCCAGCTTGGATCGACACTCCACACGTCCTCGATCAGGTGCCGGCAGCCTGGGTGGTTCTGCTTGTGCATGGCCACGGCCTCGGGATCGTGGTTGATTGCCAGGTCCGGGTCACGGCCAAGGGCCATGCGGATGCCCTCGGATGCGCCGCCGCCACCGGCAAAGAGGTCGACGATGATGCCGGGGCCGCCGGACGGGATGTCGATGGGGAGGTTCATTTGATTCCCCAGTATTCATGGCTCGTAATCTTCACAGGGACGATCGCGTGTATGGCGTGGAACACGGCAAGGATTGTACACCTAGCAGCAACCTTCATATTTGCGACAAAGTGCTCGGAGTATTTCATGCCTCATCCTCCGGCTCTTCCGTTGCGGGCGAATACTGCGATGTCTTCCCCACTGCCTGGGACGATGGCTGGGTTCCGGCTTGACGGATCAGTTGCGCGTCGTGGAATTCGACGACCTCAAACTCTGAAGGGTACAGCCCGAGACGCTGGCCTCCAGGCAAGGCCGCGGACACAGCCCCATGTCTGTTGACCCACACTGGGTAATCCTGGCCCTTGACGGCGGCCAGTCCGCGCAATTTGGGGTTGACCATGGCGAGGATATGATCTGGGAGCGCCGTGCGGAGCATCCGGACGCGCTTTGGGACACGGTCCCATTTCTTCGGCCAATGCGCAGACACGCCGCAGAGTGCAGGGGATTCCATTGCCGCCATCTCCATCATGTTCATGCCGCTTCCTCCTTGCGCATTTCTCGCATGAGCTTCCTGCGTTCGGCCACCGTGGCCGGGACCTGGACCCAGACTCCATTCTCGCCACGATGCGTGAGCGGATCCATCTGGGCGCAATCCCACGTCGTGATCTCCGATGGATGCGTGTCGAGCTTCCCCGACTCCCATGGGCACGGCATGCCGGCGTCGGGCCGGTTGGACGATCCGGCTGATTTCGGTTTTTGAGGCTTGGCCTGGACGACCACGGCGGCGACGGCCACGGCCGGTTCCGGCTGCGCCTCGACCACCTTCGGAGCTGACCGTTCCGGCAGAGGTGCGAAGCGGTCGCCAGATTTGACCTGCTCGATCCACGCCATCGTCGGCGCGAACCGGATGTCCCACACTCTGAGCATGGTCTGCCTGATAGACAGCGACACCGACCTCCTGGCCGGCGCCGGGATCCATAACTGATACTTCGCACTCAAGGCGCTGGACCCGTTCACCACAGGTGAGAGGATGCCGCACGTGCCTCGCATCCTGCCTCGGTTGGAAATCTCATAGCGCGGATGATCCGGGACGACGCGCCACAGCTCTTCGCCGACGGGATCGTCCTGGCCCTGTGCCACCTGGTCATCGGTCTGCGACGCAATCGCGCGCCGCTCCGCGCTGACCCGAGCCCTGGACGCCCGCCGCTCTGACCGACGGCGCTCCAGCGCCCGGGTGACCTCCGAGCGGACCATGGTCACCCATTTGGCCGTGGGGACGAACTGCATGTTCCAGATCCGTTTCATGACCTCGCTGATACCCAGGTACACGCGACGGTCACGTCCGATCGGCAGCGCGTACCTGGCCGCCGCGATCGAGCGGTTGCTGATGTCCGGCATGCACAGCTTGCCCATGGGCCCGCGAAGACGGCCCTGGTTCGACAGCTCGTACTCGGGATTTTCCGGCACTTTTCTCCAGAGCTCGGTCATGACGCCACCTTCCTTCCGGCCTCGACCATGCGCTCGAGCCGGTCGATCTTCTGGGCAAAGAACTGCTCCACGGCGGACCTGAATATGTCGACCGTCATTCCGGCCATGACGTCCGGCCGTGCGGCTTCGGCGATGTGTGGAATCTGCTCGAGCATGACCCGGACGTCGGCGACCTCTTCAGCCAGTGCCCAGGCGTGCGTTCGGCCACGGAGACACTGGGACAGGGACGCGAGGAGTTCCCCGCACTCTTCGGCGACCATCCTGGACTGAAAGTCCGCGCCCCACAGACGGACCGCTGCCGCGAACAGCTCGCTGCGGTCTACCTCGCCCGGCTCCGCCGTGATCGGCGCGAACCTCGAAACGCCAACCACGCCCTCGAATTCATCGATCGCGTCGACGTCTGCCTCCGTCACCGACTCGCCGATGAGCGTATCGGCCAGATCCGGAGCACCAGGTGCATTGAGTTGCGAAAAGACCCAGAACTGCAGGGCAGCCTCGGAGACGTCGACACCCACCGAAATTTCAAGACATACCGTAGTCGCCATGATCACCCCCAAATGAAGAGAAAGTTGCGAGACGTGACGACGTCTGCGACGTGCTCGTCGAGCCAACGCCAGACATCGTCGGATCCGCCCATGGTCAGAAAATCGTGCACGGACTGCGGATATTTCGAACCCCAGTCCGGATCGAAGAACCAGCCGCCCGAGCCATCTGCGCCCTTGCGGAACTCCACCGGCTTGCCCCGCCAGAACTTGGCCAGCTCGATGACCGAACGGGGCGGCATCCAGTCCCCGAAATACTCTGGCCACGGCCGCACCGGCTTGGTTTCTACGCCCACAGCCGCAGCAGAATCGGCCCGCCCCCCGGAGGGACAAACAAAGGACGTGGAGCCCATGGTCCCGACGCCGGACGCGCCTGTAGAAGGCATGGCCACAATGGGCATGCCGGCGCGGACCCAGTCCCAGAGATTGACGCCCTGGCCGAAGGCGTCCCCAGGATCCTTGCCCTTGGGCACCGGCCAGAGCCGCGCCTGCGGGTACGTCGCTTCCCACCAGGGCCACGCCTTGGCCGTGGGGATGGGCTTGCCGTCCTCGCGCGGGGCGTCGAAGTCCAGGGCCACGAGGATCCGAGCGGACGGCGCCAGGGCCGCATGGGCAACGGCGTCGGGGTGGACCGATACGGTCAGCACGGCCACCACGCCTACCCGGCCGCCGCAGGCATGGTGCACGGCGTAGGCGTCGAGCTCGGCCTCGACCACCACCCACGTGGCCAGTTCCGCGGCGACGCCCACGGGCGGCAGGACCAGCGGGGCGGAGTAGATGGGCTCGGGCTGCGGGATCAGGCGGTACTTGGCGTCGCGCGGGTTGCTCTTGTCGATGTCCTTGTTCGGGCGACGGATTCGCAGGCGCAGGCACTGCCCGTCAGCCGACCAGGCCGGGATGGTGATGCCGCGCGGGATGCACAGGACTCGGATCTCCTTGCCGGTCTTCTGGTCGACCTTGGGAGCCAGCCCGAAGGCAGCCCGCTGCCGGAAGACCTTCGTGCGGGTCTGCGTGTCCTCGCCGGCCAGCCAGCCGAGGCGGTAGGCCTCAACTGCCTCCTGGGGCAGGCCGCGATCCGCGAGCCAGCGCAGGGCCGAGGGCTCGCGCAGCAGGGCGGCGTGGGCCTCGGTGGCCAGCTTGGTGGCGTGTTCGCGCCAGGTCTCGACCGGCGGCGCGTAGGAGATGGGCGCGAAGGTGGCCGGCGCGGCCTGGGGACGGCGCAGCGGGCGCACGGCCCTGGGCGCGTCGGAAGTGGAGATGCCGAGCTCCGAGCAGGCCTCGCCGAAGCTCATGCCGTCGAACTCCTGCAGGAAGGAGATGATGTCCCCGCCCTTCTGGCAGTGCCGCGGGCACGACCAGGTGCCGGTCACGCCGTGCTGCTGCGCGAGCTCGCCGCCGGCCTGGTCGGGGAAGACCATGAAGCGGTCCGTGCCGCCGCAGGCCGGGCAGGGGGAGTGGTACAGGCCGCCGTCCTTGCCGGACACGCGGATGATCTTGTCGCCGCCGACGTGGCGGGAGAGGAGGTCCAGGATGGTCGCGCTCATGCGATCCTCCCACGGCCCAATCCTCCCTCCCGGACCGAGGCCGGTCCAACCACCTTAAATCCTTTACACACACTTTCCTTTTGGGAGTATGGGAGGATGGAGACATATACGCGCACGCGCGCGCGACGCATGTGCGGGTGTGCGGGTGTATAGGGATTATCCTCCCAACCTCCCAACTCTGGGAAAATGTCGTTCGATTCCAGTGTATTGGACTTGGGAGAAAGCGGGAGGAAGCACGGGAGCTTGGGAGGATTGAGGCTTACCACAGGCGATCCTCCTTCTTTCCGGTGTCGGAATTGAACTCGAGCATGGTCTCGTGCGTGATCGACAGCCCCATGTAGTGCATGACGCTGGACTTGTGCGTGGGCACGCCCTTCTTTTCGAGCAGGGGCGTGACCTTCTTCGGGGTGTAGTCGTAGGCGTTGCCGAGCTGCTTCTTGCACCACCAGTTGCAGACCCGCAGGAACTCCGAGACGGGGATCTTGGTCTGATAGGTCCGATCTCCGGTCGGCGGATCCTCGATCTCGCAGCACTCCCGCAAGAAGCGGCCGATGTCGTCCTGGGCGTCCATCTGCTCCTGGGTGTAGCGCAGCACCTTCTCGGGGATGCGTAGCCCGTTGGCGAGCACGTCCTGGCAGCCGCGCACCAGGCGCGCCAGGATCCCCGAGGCCTCGGCCTCGAGGCGCTTCCCCATGCCGTAGTCGATCTGTCTCTCCCAGGGCTTGGTTGGCTGCGGCACGAACTTGACCGGCCACTCGATGCAGATCGTGCGGGCCAGGAAGCCGTCGTCGCTCGTGTTGAGCTTGGGCAGGAAGTTGGTCAGCATGAGGATGAGAGCCGACTGCTTCCACTCCGACATCTCGCGGTCGGTGTTGTTGCGGGCGGTGATGTAGCCGCCGCCCGTCATGTCCTTCACCTTGGCCTGATCCAGCGACATCTTCTGGCTGGCCTCGGAGGCATAGGCGACCCTAGCGCCACGCAGGGCCATGACGTCCGGCTCGGCCTGGGACGCGCTGCGGGCGAACTTCTGCTCCATGAGCATCTGGACGTTGATGCGCACGTGCAGGCGAGGACCGAGGACGTGCTTCAGGATGTTCATGCACGTGTCTTTGCCGTTGCGGCTCAAGGGGCCGTAGAAGATGGCCCACACGGACAGGTGCTTCTCGCCCAGGAGGCCGTAGCCGAGCAGGCGGACAAGGAACTCGGCCATCTCCTTGTCGCCGTCCATGCAGTCCAGCAGGTACTGGTCGAAGGTCGGGCAGGGTGTGTCCGCCCCTGTCCACGGTGTGGGGCACGGGTTGAGCAGGTACTGTGATTGCCTTCCAGGTGAGCACTCGGCCGTGCGCAGATCCACCACGCCTGTTGGCGTTGGGAGGAGGTGTGGCTGGCAGTCCAGCTTGGTCTGGGAGACGACCGGTGGGTTGTCGATGCTCACTGCGCACGTCAGCAGGTTGTCACGGCCGGCCCGATCGCGCAGGACATTGCACCGCTTGCGGACCGACTTGATCAGGTCCTCGTCGGCGTCGTCCTTCAGGCGCACAAGCATCTGCTCGTAGGCCCCGCAGACCCGCGCGATGTCGGCCAGGGCCGACCGGTTGTCCGGATCGATCTCCCAGTGCTGACCGTTCCAGACCAGCATCTTCCTCCACTCGGGGATCCAGACGTACTTGTCCCCGAACAGCGTCACCCAAAGGGTCGCGTCGCCGATCCGGTTGTGGCTCAGGCACTGGCGGAGGAAGCCGATGTCCAGATCGCGGACGCGCTCTTCCGTCGTCCTTGGCACCTGCGCCTGGATCTGCTCGGCCCGGGCCCTGACCGCTGCGGCCATGTCCTCGAGCTGCGACGGCGTTCCGTCCAGGTTGGTCGGACTGTTCCCGTCCTGCCCGTCCAGGCCCTGAAGCTGCTCGTTGTCACGCTGCGACATCGTGCACCTCCACCCCGACCTGGGAGGTTTCTATTTTTCTACGGAAATCGTTATATTTGTGAGCGGCCAGATCCTGCGCCCATAGCGACCCCTGTGAGCTGGGCGGCCAGGAGGACCCGCGCCGCCGTGCCCGCATGGGACCTTTTGCTCGTCCCTCTGGGAGAGGGGGTAGGGGGGAGCGGCGAACGCCAGCCCCAGGGAGGGCTGCGCCCTGAGATGAGGCGCCCGCCGACGCGTCGACCGTCCCGCATGCTTCAGCCTTCAGCGGTGCTCCGGGGGCAGAGCAGGCGGGCGCGCCAATCGGATGGCGATCAAGGTCAAAAGGGGACGCGCTCGGGCGTGCATGACTACGGACTGGGGGACAGGTGGGGGACAGATCGGAAAACAAAAGCGGCTCGCATCCGCCGGTATGGTCCGAAACGATATGCAAGCCGCTGTTATTCTTGGTGCCCCCACCATGACTCGAACATGGGCAAACCAGGATTAGGAATCCTGTGCTCTATCCACCTGAGCTATGGGGGCGTCCGTTGTGGAGCAATTCCATTAGGTGAGGCGCGGGGCAAAATCAAGTGGAAAGTGGGGTGGGCGGCTCCGGGCTGCCGTGGCGGCGGGCATGGCGCGGCGGGCAAGAACGCGTTGAACATCCGTGGGGCATCGTGTATCTTTCATCCGTTGCGGCGGCCCCCTTCCGGGGCGGACCAGGGCGGACAACAGCAGGCGGGTTGCATGGAAATCATCACTTCGGCGTCGAGCCAGACCAAGGACTCCTTCGGGGCCACGATCTTCGACTTCGTCATGGCCGGGGGCAAGTTCGTTTCCCTGACCCAGGACCCGGGCTTCGTGGAGCTGATCAAGAGCGTCATCTTTCGCGGCCTGGGCCTGCCCCGCACCTCCTACGTCCAGCTCATCCGGCTTGAGGACCTGTTCGATCTCCTGCACCAGGACATCCAGGCCCGCTACGTCATCTGCCTGGACCGGGGCGCCGCCGAGGCCACCCTGGCCCAGGTCATGGAGAGCATCACCCGCGTCTCCCCGGCCTCGCGGATCATCGTGCTGACCAAGGAAGTGGACCAGTTCACCACGGCCCTGCTGATCGAGCAGGGCGCGCACAACATCATCACCAAGCCCATCTCCGTGGCCTCCTTTTCCGAGAAGCTGGCCTTCACCATCGCACCCCAGGGCCGCCTCAGCAAGCTCATCGACAAGGGCAAGAAGCAGCTCGACGCGGGCAGCTGGGGCGAGGCCCTGGTCACGGCCGACGAGATTCTCCGGCAGAAGCCCGACAGCGCCGCGGGCTACATGATCCGAGGCGACGCCTACAAGGGTCTCGACATGCTGACCCAGGCCGAGGAGATGTACCGCAAGGCGGCCGAGAGCTCGGAGCTGTACCTGGCGCCCCTGAAGCGCCTGGCCACCCTCTACGAGCAGGCCGGGGACCCGGACAAGCAGCTCCAGTACCTGCGCCGCATGAACGAGATCAGCCCGCTGGACAAACAGCGCATCCTGAACATCGGCGAGATCGAGATCACCCGGGGCAACAGCGCGATGGCCGAGGAGATGTTCGAGCAGGTCATCAAGATCGCCAAGCACGAGGCCGCGGACATGCTGTCCACCATATCGAGCAGGATCGCGAGCATCTGCGCCAACCGCGACCCGGAGATGGCCATCCGCTACTCCAAGCGGGCCCTGGACCTGCGCGGCGGCAACCTGACCTCCTCGGACCTGGCCACCGTCAACATCCTCGGCATCTCGCTGCGCAAGCAGGGCAAGTGGCGCGAGGCCATCGCCGAGTACCACCGCGTCCTGTCCGTGCTGCCGGACAACGCGGGGCTCCTGTACAACATGGCCCTGGCCTACAACGAGGGCCGGGAAACGGCCAAGGCCCTGGCCATGATCCAGAAGGCCCTGGAGATGGACCCCGCGCTGCCGGACACGGGCAAGAACGTGGCCTTCAACATCGGCACCATCTTCCAGCGGGCGGGCCGCAACGGCACCGCGTATTTCAAGCGGGCCTACGAGCAGGACCCCAACGACAAGTTTCTGTGGGACGCCTACAAGCGCTCCCAGGCCGAACAACGCGACTGA